GGGAATATCCGTCCGCCGTTTGGCTATTTTTTCGCCCATACTGAAGCATCCGCGAGTAGCTCTCGCGGATAGGAAGGCCCTGACATCCAAGGTGTCGGGGCCTTCCGCATCCCTTGGAGATGACATGCCCTGTCCTTACTGCTCCATGCCCATGAGTGGCGCTCGTCGTGTCCAGTGCGGTTCGGTTGAGTGTGAGCGCAGGTACAACGCAGAGCGCAGCCGAGAGACGATGCGCCTACGTCGGGCTGCGCGTGGACGCGATCTCTTGCCTGCCCGCGAATGCGTTTCATGCGGCGAGATATGGCAGCCGACGAGCCCTGGCATCTTCTGCTGCTCACGCGAATGCACGAACGTGATGCGCTACGGCAGCGAGTCAGTGCAACCGCCACCAGGGCGCCACACAATCTCGATGAGTAAGCGACTGCGCATCTATGAGCGCGACGACTGGACGTGCTACCTGTGCGGATTCCCCGTCGATCGCCTCGCCGTGGTGCCTGACCTTGAGGCGCCCACGCTCGACCATGTCGTACCCCTGCGCTCTGGTGGCAGCAATGGGGCCGAGAACTTGAAGACCGCTCACTTCTACTGCAACTGCGTCAAGGGTGCGAAACCCCTGGCGCTAGTCGCCTGACTACCGCTCGTCCGCACGATCGTGCCCTGGTGGCACGTCCCGACCCTGGAGGTCACCGTCATGGCTCGTCTGCAGATCGTCACCCTGCCCACTCTCACTGTTGGCGCAGTCTCCCAGCCTGAGTACCTGCTCATCCTCGATGAAGTGGACGACGCGACCATTGTCGAGACGTTGAACCATGATCTCAAGGCTTGCAAGACGGCGTCGGGCGCTCGTGGCATCCTCGTGTTTCAGAGCACGATCGAGGTCGTGTGATGGCCGCACGCAAACCTGTTGGACCGAAGGCACCTGTAGGTCTCGGCAAGAGTGGCAAGGCTCAGTGGTCTTCGATCGCTGGTTCGTACAAGCTGCGCCCTGATGAGTTCACCGTCCTGGAGGATGTGTGCCGGACGTCGGACATGATCGCGGCGTTGGATGCGGCGTGGGCTGAGGATGGTCGTCCAATGACCACCAAGGGCAGTATGGGGCAACTCGTCATCCACCCGCTGATTGCGGCGATCGACAAACACCGAAAGTCTCGTGTCGAGTTCTTGCAGAAGTTGAAGTTGCCTGATCCTGACGAGGGCGCGGCGCCGGTGGCGAACCAGCATCGTGACGCGGCGAACACCAAGTGGTCGAAGCGTGGCGCGTGATGGCACGCCTTGAGCACGTCATTACCCGGAACCTCACCGAACTCCGCACCGAGCAGGGAGACACTCAGTCCAGCCTCGCTGAGAAGATGCGAGCCATCGGCTTCACGTGGTCAACTAACCGAGTTGCGCAGGTCGAAACGCTCCGTCGGCCCGTGTCGCTGATCGAGGTCGTCGGGCTTGCGGCGGCGTTCGGTGTTCCAGTGTCGAGGTTGCTCAAGGGTGACGATGACGTGAGTCTGCCTTCAGGCGAGACAGTGCCGCTGGCGATGGTGCGTGCGTCGCTGACAGGTGAATGCCACTTCGAGGCCCGCGAGGTATCCGCGGTAGATACCGATGACTTGCGCAGGATGGCCGCCAAGATGGGTCTGCGGCCGCCCGCCTTCGATGCCCTTGCTCGGCGCGTCTTCGGGCGGTCGTTTCGCTCGGAGGGAGATTCTCGCCTTGGGGACACTTCGGGACTGAGCAAGCGCAGCGCACAGACCAAGCGGGGGCACGTCACGCGGGCACTGCTTGCCGAACTCGCCAGCGATGGCGCGTAGCCTCGCTGCCTCCCAGGTCCCCGATAATGAGGCCGACTACCGCGAGATCATCGGCTGGTATGAGGATCAACTAGAGCGCGCAACGCCGCCTACTGGCCTTGAGTGGGAGCCGGTCAAGATCGGCCCGACGTGGCAGTACGACAACGGGTGGGTGTTGCCCGCGGTCACGATGGGCTGGCGGAACCTGGCGTGGACGGGGTTGAACCTGTCGGCACCCAAGGGTGGCCCGTGGACGTACACGCTCGAGCAGGCCCGGTTTGTCCTGTGGTCTGACGCGATCAATCCTGAGACCGGCGAGTTCCTGTACCCGTCCGCGGTTCTGCAACGGCTCAAGGGTCACGGCAAGGACCCGGTAGGCGCGTGCGTCTCGTCCACAGACATCTGCTCTGAAGATGCTGTCTTTGACCACTGGCGCGGAGACGTTCCTGTTGGCAGGCAGCAAGAGAACGCATGGGTTCAGATCATCGCCACAGCCCAGCAGCAGACCCAGACGACCATGAAATTGTTTCCTGGCCTCATCCCTTCTGAGACGCGCAAGAAGTACGGCATCCAGATCGGCAAGTTGAACGTGTGGGCTCGGGGCGACACGGCGCAGATCGAGGCAGTGACGAGCAACCCGCTGACTGTTGAGGGTGCACGTCCCACACGGATCATCCGTGTTGAGACCCAGAACTGGAACTCATCGAACTCAGGTCACGACATGGCCGGCGCGATCGAGGGCAACGCGGCGAAGTCGGAGGGTGGCGCGGCTCGCATCCTTGATCTCTGCAACGCGTTCAGGCCCGGCGAGGATTCTGTCGGGCAGAAGATGCGTGAGGCGTTCGAGGCCACGCAGGGCACTCATTGTGAGGCTCATGAGGATCTAACCGACTGGCCCGAGTGCATCAACTGTCAGCGGCCGAAGTCGATGGAGTTCGGGCTGTTGTACGACAGTCTTGAGGCTCCACCTGAGGCCCCGTTGACAGCTGAGGCTGCGCCCGGTGTGGTCGAGTCCATCCGAGGCGACTCGATCTGGTTGAACACGCGGCGCATCGTCCAGAGCATCGTGAACGGCTCGAATTCAGCGAGCGAGTCACGGCGCAAGTGGTACAACCAGATCTCCGCAGCTGAGGACGCATGGGCCGACCCGAACGACGTTCGCAACGCCGCGCGGCCTGAACTCATCGCCGCCGGTGAGACTGTGGTCCTGTTCGGAGATGGTTCCAAGTCTGGCGACGCGACCGGGCTGGTGGCGACACGGATCAGCGACGGTCACACGCAGGTGTTGCACGTTCAGCAGCCCAAGGCAGGGCAGATTGTTAACCGGGCAGCGTTCGACCTCGCGGTGATTGAGGCGTTCGGGACGTTCAAGGTCATGGCGTTCTGGTTCGACCCGAGCCACGCCAAGGACGACGACACTGAGGGCGACAACCGTTTCTGGTGGACGCTGTGCGACGAGTGGTCGCAGCGATACGGCAAGCGACTCAAGTGCTGGCCTGTCAAGTCCGGCAACCGTACTCACGCGGTGGCGTTCGACATGGCGCTGGCCATCAACCAAGCCATCTTCGTGCCGGCGTGCGAGCAGGTGGCGAGCGAACTCGCATCCGGCACGGTGACGTTCACCGAGTCGGCGTGGCTGCGTGAGCACATGGTCAACGCCAAACTCGCGCCGGGGCTGTACGGCACGTCAATACGCAAGGACAACCGTTCCAGCCGCCACAAGATCGACTTGGCCGTCTGTCTGATCGGCGGCCGGATGTTGCGCCGGATCTACCTGTTGAGCATCAAGCAAGGCACGCCCGGCAAGGGGCGAGTCATCGTCCTCCAGTAATCCAAATGGGAAGGGGCACAACCCAGTGACCATGCCCACAGGTGTCAACGGCATCCCCGTCAACATGGACCAGCCTGACCAGACCTACGGCGTGAAGGCTTACGGCCCGAGCAATGTGGTGTCGTTGAATCTGCCGATGGTCCATCTGTCAGATGATGAGCAGGCCATCGTCACGCACCTGACATCGCTGGTGGAGTCCAAGCGGTACGGGCTCGAACTGAGGGACGCGTACTACCGCGGCACTGTTCACGTCCAGGATCTCGGGATCTCTATCCCGCCACAGATGCGCAATGTTCACACCACGACTGGCTGGCCGCGTGTGGCCGTCGACGCGTTGGATCGGCGCCTGAATGTCGACGGGTTCCGTTTCCCTGATAGCAACGATGTCGACGCGGACTTGCAGGAGATTTGGCTGGAGAACGAC